TGAAGGGCTACCATAGTTGATGCTATCCACAGCCTGGAGATGTGTTTGAACCTTACCACCAAAAGATATATTTGATATTCCTGATGCTAATGTTGTATCAAAAAAATTACCGCCCCAACCTGTTGCATTATCGGTATTGACACCTACAGTGGTCGTAGTTGGGACAGAATCCGCCTGTTCATAGACACCAGCACCAGATATTTCGGCTTGTGGCGAAGCGTTATTCTTACAATCCTGGACCAATACATAATCATTTTCTGCAATACTGTGGGCAGATGCTGTTTTGAACCATACGATATTATCCTCTATCTGTAAATGATCTGTCACATCTGGTAGCGATGGATCGAACCACCATAATTTTGTCTTATTATCACCAGTACCGATCGTTACCAATAGGTATCGATAGCCATCTCCTGACTCATTAGAGTTACCAGTAAATTTGTCTGATATGAAGGTGTAAACATTATATATCCTATAAGTAGTGCCTAATGTAGTATTCACGAAGGATATGCCTATTGTAGGGATCCCTGATGGTGTTCCTGCACCGAAAGTTTTCTCTAACTTCCCTGCCTGGACCTTGAGATTCTTGATCTCCTGTGCTACATTATCTTGAAGGTCCTCAATATCAGCATTGGTGAGTACCCCATCAAAATCTTTTATATCTATGAAATTCGCCATTAACCAACAGGATAATTAGGATATATGGGATCAATCAAAGCATTACTACTGGAATAATCGAATGGTAACCCTTCCCCTACCACATTCGTGGCTGGATTCTGATTGTATCTACCAATGTATTCAAATCCCCTGGACAGGGCTGTATTCATTCGTTCCTGGTTGTTCACTGTTCTCCATAACTCTGCTTCTGCAAACTCCAGTATCGCATCATGGAATATGGCGTTCAATTCACAATTCTGTGCTGGAGATGATGCTAATACAGCAGGAGTCTTAATGTAATAACAATCCACATTGGCTGTATTGTTGTAAATGTATATCCTGCCTTTAAAAATAAAATATACAGGTTCGGTCCCACTAAAGGATACCAATCCTGTTGAAAAATCTTTTGCCATATCAAAGGATATTTTGCGAATAAAGTTACTACTGGCTATTCGTACCCCCAGGATCCCTAATGGTCCACCAAATGGATCTGATGCCAAGTCTTGTGCCTGGGTTGGGATAAAATAACTTTTAAAATGTGCATCTACATCGTTGTCGGTTCGCATAGATATTCCAGTTACCAGGACATGAAGGTCTGTAAGTAAATGTGGATTCAGTGCCTGGATCACCTTGTCCTGGGCACGATTCAAGTATCGTTCCTTAATGGTAGTAGAAAAAAGATCCCCTGCGGAATCTTCCATTCTATCTCCTAATATGGTGTTCATTTCTGCTGTTGTCATAGTTTCTCCAGGCTACACAGCCCCCAGGAAAACCCAGGGGCTGTGATAGTTATTCAGTTACTTAAGCGTAATCCAATGGTGAGTAGAGATCTTCTACAACACAATGGGCTTTTCGGTTGGTGACAACCAAGTTACCATAAGTGTGTACCTTCTGTACGAAAGTATTACTCTTTGTATCTTCGATCATATCAGATGCAGTAAACCTTGCACCAGAATTGAAGAACATATAGAGATAGTTCGTGTTCAAGAAATAGATTCTTCCATCTACATTCTCATTGAGATTATCAGGAGAAACATCTTGTTGCTGTGCAGTTACGATGTCTTGATCTGCGACAATATCCACACCTCTGTATGACATTCCCATAAAACCCATCTTCGCCATACGATCAGATTCCAAACTTCCTCGCTTGAACTCACCCAGTTCTGACTCAATAAGGTCATAATGGTATTGAGAACATACGATAAGGTCTGGACTTTCACCTGTTTGTGCTTTTGCATTTGCAATACCACGAGCAAGGATTCTTAAGATATAAGTATCTTTTGCAGGATCTTGCATATCATCTTCTGTAATGTGATCAACCCCATCAGCAGGAGATGCAGTATCTCCTGAAGCATCGTTAAAAGAAGCATCTGTTAAGACAGGAGTTTTCCACCAGGAGTTAGATCCTGGTGCAAGACCACCTACTGTGGTTGCATCATCACAAAGTACAGCAACAGGATTAAAAGCATCTGTAGCCAATGTTCTTGCGAACATATTCTCTGCAACTTTCTTCTCCAACTGCTTCTGAAGGTTTTTCACCTTTGCACCAACGATGTTCTTAATTGCCTGTGGGCTATTCATCAATAAGGTCTCTTCCTTTGTTAAAAGAAAATGACCTGTAAGCATTGTCGGATTGTACGATGCGGTCTTTGCGATCTCTGCTATTGCTGGTGTATAGGACTCACCTGATGATGTACCAAGCGTATGCTGGTCACCCCAGACAGTTGCACCACCTTCTGCATATTCTACTGGTACAACGATCTCACGACCATTAAAGGTCTTTGCCTTACCCTTCAGTATCGCCAGTAATGGATGAGACTTCTTAAAGATGTTATCATACAAAACAGGCATATAATACTGCTGAATAAGGGCACTTAATGAAGCGGATCCTGTTCCGCTTACGACTATATTAGACATTTATTGTCTCCTTTATTCGGTATTTATGTGTTAAAAAAAGAAGCAACATCGATGTCATCGTAATTCGCGATCTTGTCCTGCTTATCACTCTTGACACCAACATTCTTCTGTACATTCACTGGGACAGATGGTTTTGGCTTTGCTTTGACCTCTTCCTTTGGTTTGTCAAAGTTCATTACCTTATAGGCTTCTTCCAGGGTAAGCAGTCTTCCATCCTGTTCGTGTGTCTGAATAGCGTGATCCAAGACTTCCTGGACCTGCTCATCATTTAGCGAATAGGTTGATTTGAGTTCTGCCATTGACTGGTCCAAAACATTTTGTGCTTCCATCTGTGCCACTTGTTCCTGGGCTTCTTTCAATTCTGCTTCCCAGGGATTCGGAAGGTCTTTATTATCCATCTGTAGGGTTTGACGAAACAATTGCCCTGCATCTTTACCGAGTTCATCTTCTATCGCTTCCATAAGCGTATCAGAGAAATCTTCCGACTCTTTTATTTTCTCCACCAACTGCACCAAAGGCTCTACTGCTCTACGCTGATCGGCTATCTCCTGGGCTTTCTCCGTATTGGACTTGTTCCAGGAATGTCTGTTATCAGCATCTTTCTTCCAGGACTCTATATCAGATTGAGTGTATCGTGAGCCATCTTCTGATTCATATACAACTGATGGTTCATCAGGGGTATCACTAACCGTATCGGTTTGCTCTTGTTCACCCTCTGAAAGTTCCTGTTCTGGTTCATTGGTTTCGGTTGTTTCGGCTGGTTCTTCTGACTCTGTGGTCACAGCCTGTTCTGTATCGGACTCCTGATTTGATTGCTCTCCTGTAAAGAGTTCATCAGGAATCGAAAGATTATCGTAATCACCGTTAAGTGAGGTATCTTCTCCCACTTGTGGATCTGTACTAAAATTTCCTACCTGGATCTGTTCTGATTCAGGTGTTACTTCTAAATTGGTTGTTCCTACTACATTGATTTCAGCCATTTTCTTTTCCTTTCAGTTGGTCTTTCGACACTGGTTTGGTTGCAAAGAACATAAGTAGAACCGTTCTCTTTCCTTGATGTGGTTCTACCATATGCCTTACAGGGTTATTGAATTTTCCTGCTGTGTAACAAACACCATTTAAATAATGGTCCTTTAATTCTTGTGGCTCTCCATCTATCTCAAAGAATATTCTACCACCTGTAAACTCATCTGGATCTGATAAAAGCACTGTAGTACCAAATTGACACCAAGCCATATGGTTATCAACAAACTCCCCACTAATTAGTTTACAACCATCGTAATGCCACTCGTGTCCCTTTGGGCGTGTCTCAATTCGCCAATAACTGGGACTTTCTAATATAAACTCCTGGTCATCTACCATCGACTGGTAGCGTTTTGCCACTTTTTGCACCAATTCGTGAGAAAAGTCAGATTTCATACCCCCTGATCTGCCCATATCCTTTAGATTATTTGCTTCGTCAGGGGTAAGTAAGCCTAAATACTGTTGATACAATTAATATCCTTTTTGTGGTTTAGAAGGCGTTAATCTTTTTCGTTTTTTGGTTTTCTTAACGCTTTTCCTTTCAGGATCCTGGTCTTGCCCTGTTTGAGCAAATTTTGAATGAGTATAGATTCCTCTACCAGATCTTGGAACATAATGAGGATCTTTAGGAGATTCCCTTAATATGGATTCATCACTGTCATTATCTTGTCTTTTTGGCATCTTTTTATTTTTAGCCAACTGTTCTTTATAAGACCTAACACCCTCTTCAGTGTATTTAAACTTCTTTTTCTTACCTTTAACTATTAGTTCTGGCATTGCTTTATCCTTTTGTTATGTGATGGGCAGAGTTACAAGAAAAATGGCACCTTATGCCCTGGGTTGATCATTTTCAAGGTTATCTCCCTGCCCACCAACCAATCCTGCTACGGTTATGATTCGTTCCTGGATCTCCCCAGGTAATTGTTGAAAATCTGGTGACTCTGCAAGTGCTGGGTTTCCTATGATCATTTGTGCCAGTGCTTCTTCCCCTGGTCCACCTGGACCTTCCTGAAGTACCTGGGCTACCAACGAACCTAATTGCTGTTGCATCTGTTCAGCCTGTTGCACCTGCTGTTGTGGTGGTATCTGTTGATTTCTCACATACCAGTTCTGTATCACATCTTGCTTATCTGATATATTCAAAGCATTGACCACTTCTTCAATACCATAGACACCCAACTGAAATAATTCTAATGCTCTTTCCTCATTGGCAACCCGACCTTGTGCATATCGACTACCAGTGGTGACATCTACATCAAACTCACTATCCTGTAATCGCTTGGCAGTACCAGGATCAAACTCTGGTGTTCCTTCCATATTGCCATCTGCATCATATACTGCCATCGGATCAAACTCGGTGAACTCAAACTGTCCTTCTGCATCTCGCTCTCTGATAGAACGTATCTCTTCATCAAAGGTCAATATCATCTGAACCATATACTCACCTATTTCTTTGGTAAACCTTGCTACATCTTTATTTATCTTAAATCGTTGCCTGGTCTGACTGGCTTCTTGGAGTGCAACAATAGCCCTACCTGATGTAACCCCACCTGGCTTACGCCCCTGGGTCACATCGTTCACTCCTGTGATATTTTCCATGAACTGACCTATTTGGGCAATATAGTTTTGTATATACCCTGGTATAGGTGGTGGCATCTCAAAGGTCACATCTGAAGGATCTACAACCGTGATCTCTTCACCTGGAGCCCCTGTTATGGGTCTGGTCATTTGCCCTTTGGCTCTCTGTGTCACCTTTCTGATAGGAAATCCCATCTTTCTAATGTTCTCATTGATCGCACTAAAGGTCTCATTCATTGCTTTGGTCTGTGTTCTAACGTGCTCTACTTCACCCATTCCCCAGAAGTTGTGTGGAGATTTGTAATTAGACACCATAAATACTGGCATTCTGTATAGTTCCAATGGTTCATCCACTATTAATTGGTCCCCAACAACAATTGTATGCCTACCATTGGGATATTTCTCTCTATCTTGCTCATTGCTATAACATTCAATGACCAATGCCATATCGTATTCACTCTCTACATTGGCACTTTCTATACCACCATTATCATCTGCTTTCTGATATGCTTTGTAATCGTTCAATCTACCATCTGCTGGAGCCTTGATACCAAATTCTCTATATATCCTGGAAGTTTCCATCGGCACAGCAAACATAAAGTATTCACCTTCCTTGAGGTCCAGGTCTGTGGCATATGGATGGGGTACTACTGTAAATGGGTCAATGACCTGGACATCAAAGCCTTTAAATACACCTTCATCGGTAACAACAGGTAATATCTGCAAGAACCCATTGCTGTATATAAGACTGTCCTTTACAGCCTGTAATATTTGCCCATATAGGTCTGTCTCTTCAACGATCTGCTGGAATCTCTTTTGCATCATTTCACTAAAGAAGATGTCATTCTTTTCTCTGGGCATTACATCCACAGTAGGCTGAAAGTCATTAATGATAGGTAGGATGGTCTCTACCACTGCCAAAGGAAAGTTAAATATCATCCTGGATTGACTCTCGGTTCCCTTACTTGGGTTTGCCCAATGTCTACCATAGTACAGGCGTTCATTCTTCCGCCATCTATCTGCCTGGTTCTCTCTTGCCTTCTTGCTCCTATCCAGCCAATTCTGTATCTGTGGTATTCTCTCTGCTACATCTGCAACCTGGTCCAAAGCAGACTGCTGATCTGAAGCATTCGTGTAGTCCATTCCTGCCATTAGATGTTATCCCATTGTGGTTGTGAGTGATCCACATCTACAATGATGGAATCAATAAATCTTTCTGTATCGGTCTTGGTATCAGGCTTCTTGGCACTTCGTACCACTTCCCCAACTAAATATCGTAGACTATCTACCGCATGATCATCCTTCTTTAATGGTTTCTCTGGTGAGTTCAGGTCCATCTTGGATGCACTGGGTTGCTCCCATTGGTAATTCACCAGTTCTCTTCTCAAATTCTCGCAAGACCTGGTAATGAATATCTTATTTCTCTTAATGTACTCGGTTACTTTGTCTATTCCACCCTGGACATCGTTATTCGCACCAATAACAGGGATGTTCATCTGTCTATATCTATTACCGATGGTCTCTGGATCGTCCTTCTTTCCTGGTCCAGTAGATGGATCGATCACATAGTTCTCATATCGCCCTTCCCCTTGATAAGCCTTAATGGCTCTACAATGGTATTCAGCATCCTGTCCTGCTTCGTAATGCTCTCTGTATATCCATATCTTATCATCATTGTCCACCGCACCCCACAACACCGCAGTTGGGTTGGTCCTTCCATGATCTATGGCAATGAATCTTCTCCAGGATGGATCAGGATTAAAGTCATTGACCATATGCACACTGGGTTCAAAGTCAGGGTATATCTGCCCTTCAAAGGCATCCCAGGATCCGTACAGATACCTGTTCACCCATATCTCGTTATAATTCTTCTTTAAACTGTCAATATACCCATCTGGAAGGTTCCTTACATTCTCTTCTGTCTTGGCATTGAACATAATGTTCCCAGGTATGGGATCATGGATAAATCGATGCCAAACCCAGTTATGCCCTAATGGGTTTCCTGTGATCCAGCATTGCGGAGTGGCTACCGCCCTTAAACGACCAAGTAGCGTAAGAAATACCTCTTCCGATACCTCTTCCGCCTGGTCTATGTAGAACCACCCCAGGTTGATCGATAACAACTTTGCAGGATCGTCCAATGACCTGAATATGATCTCGTGACCATTGGCGAAGATGCACCTATTCTCCTGCTTCTTGTATTCATAGTGTACCCCTGGAAGGAATCCACATAAGTGTAATAGTTCAAAAAAGGTTCTCTGTGTAGAATCTCTTAATTCTGGGTAGGTCTGCCTTGCGATCATCCCTAATTGTGGTGGCTGTTCAGGATCTAACACCCTGGTGATCCCTTTCAAGATACCAGCAAAGGTCTTTCCATTACCAATACCACCAAAGAATGCAACCACCTGCTCTTCACACTTTAAAAATCTTGCTTGATTCAGATTTAATTTGATTTTAGACATCTGCTAACTCTATTTGCACCACTGGCATTCGTATCTCTCCATCTACCTGGTGTTTCTCTGTGAACATTGCCAGGTGTTTCCCCTGGAGTTCACTTGCTTTCAAACTTACATTGAATTGATTTGTATCCTCTGCTTTCCCTCGCACCCTCTCAATATCTTTCAATACTTTTTCCGCAGTCAATTCAACCTTCTTCTCTCTAATCGCTTTCAGGCGGTCTATTTCGCTCTTAATGACAGGTTTTGACAAGTTCTCTGCTCCTATCCTATTTGCTGTTTTTTCACTATATCCTGCTCGAATACAAGCCTGTGTCGCATTCAGGTCTATCAGGTATTCTTTACAGAACATAAGTTGTTTTGGAGTCAGTTTAGGCGTAGCCAATCAATACCTCTCTTGGATGGAATCCTGCCTGGATCGCACTGATCGCCAGATGAGCCCAGAGTACCTGAATGTCATCAAAGTCATCAAATCCATATTCTAACTTTATTGTGGCATCATAACTCATCCCAGTTAACCTGTGGATGTTCTTCTGTTTGGTTCAGGTTTAAATGAGGAGATGGGGACCTGTCCGTTTGACCACGATGGTAAACCCAAGCCCCCAGAAAGAATGCAAACAGGGTAATCAACCCCTGTGCGATATAAAATGAAACTTCACCCATATGGGAGAATTTTTATACAAGTGGTGACAAAAAGTCTAACCCTTTATTTCTTTTTGTGAAAGTTTCTCCGATCCCACTTGTTCAGGTAGTACAAGGCAGTGATATACACGATCAATACTGGTATCATAATGTCGTGCCTATGATTGATCAACTCCTGCCATAGATATTCATTCATTTCTTTTCCTTTGGATTTACTACTCTTAAAGGTAACCTCAAAACCCATTCTAATGCTTTTGCATAACCATAATCTTCATCAGAAATAGCACTTCTAACTTTGCGATTTACACATTTTTTATAGGTATCAACTAATCGTTCATATATTTCTTCTTTTTTTCTCATTTCTTTTCCTTTTTATTTGCTAATCTTAATACCCTATATCCACCCTTGACTGTTGGTCTTATCACATCTTTGACAGATGTGCAAGGAACCACAACACCTTTGACAGTGACCATAAATATTTTCATTATATCTCCTTTGGATAGTTTACATCACAATCTGTGCAAGACCAGATACCATCTTGTTTCGTTATGTCATCCCTTTCGGTCTCACACAGATCGCATATCTTTAATCTTTTTTTACATTCAGGACATTCCTCTCTTGCCTTTCCTATCGTGGGTATATGATCATACTTACTGATCCGCTGGTCCGCCTTATATGTTCCACTATATTTTTTCATATACTCCCAGGTCATCCCACAGATCTCGCAATATCTCATAATGTCATCCACCTTATCCTTCTTCAAGCGTTTGATATAATCTCTTCGCTTCTTGATGTCTTTCATCATAGGTCTACTGGTGCTTTTGATGATCTCGTCTATCACGCCATTGTCTTTATGTTAAAACCAACCTTTTCCAGGATCTCTTCTTCGGTCAGTATTGGACTTTTTTTTGGCTTTACCTGGCTATCCTTTGTCTTCAAGGTACGATACTCCCAATCCTTCATAAACTGGTCACCACACTTACAAAAGGTTTCTTCAGGTGCAATATCCCCTGTGATCTCTTTCTCTTTGTCACAACCAAAACAGATATACTTCTGCTTCTTTTCCTTTTTTGGTTGGACCATTACATTTTTTGTACCACTGGAAAAATTGAAAGCGTTCACATTCGACTTCCAGGTATTCATTCGCCTGGAAAGGTCAAACACCTTTTCCATCTCCCATCGCATTTTCCTACCACCTTCATTGGAAGCACCCCAATGATCAATGAACTTATCGATCTCCTGTTTGGGTAATCCTTTTTCCTTACCGACCTTGTTTACTTTTTCTGAAAAGATCGCAAATCTCTCTTTGAGTGTGGGCGTTGAATTTTTAGCAACGCCACTATTATTTCTTTTATTTATCTTATTATCTTTTATTATAGTAGTACCACCTGGTGTACCACTTACTGTACCACCTACTGTACCACCTACTGTGTCAACTACTGTGTCAGCCTGGCTCTGATATTTGTCATAATTCACGATTTTCACGAGGGTAAACCCATAATCGGTGTGTGTGTCAACCATTGTGTCAGCCTTTAGACGATTTATGAATTTTATCACCGTATTCTTGGACCACCCCCATCTCAAGGCTAACGATCTGTAGGATGCTGGAAACTCACCTCTTTTAATTAAAACTATGGTCCCTTTGTATGGTTTTTTAACCTCATTATAGTTCGCCATCATTAGCATATCCATCCAGGCTTGTAAGTACCTGGGATCTTCCCATATCCAATGATTTCTTATTTGTTTATGTATACTGACCCATCCTGTCATAACGGAAACTCCATATATCGGTAGAACCAATTCCTACCCTTTTCTTGTTTATTCTTTGCTGTTTCTACTGCCAACAACAAAAACTCCTCTTGCTTGTATGGTACATAGGCTATGATGTCCTTTGGTTTGTACCAGACCGCTATTACATCTATGTTACTATTTTTATATTTTGATAATTTTATCTCAATACAGGTCCCTCGTAATGCCTTCTTTGCCTTCACCTGGACTCGTTTCAGTTTCTTTCCTGTGTCTACCACCAGGTCACATCGGTTATCATCTACTACACTCTGATACACATCTAATCCCTGGTTAATAAGCAGGTCCCTGGACACTGCCTGTTCCCCTTCCCAACCAAATCGTTTCGTGAATGCCATTATTGTTCCTGAAAATTGAATTTGAAGTTCTCTTGTTCTACCTGGTGTAACACATCTCTTAATTTTTCTGCACCTACACAATGATCGTAGGTAGGAAAGAAATACTGCCAGGTTCCCCCTGCCATATTGATATGATAAAAGAAAGCGATACCTACCTTACCTGTGTTCTTTTGGAATTGCACATAAGCAGTAGACTCACTTAAAGGATGTATGCTTTTTACCTGAAAGGTTTCCTGCATAACATTCTTTTCTCGATCAGGTCTACTAAAATTAAATGCAACCTGGTCTGCCTTTTCTCGGAGTGACAATGCCATTGCTTTTTTCACTTCTTATCTACCACCTCTTTTACAATGGTTGTAAACCGAAGATTACCCATCTTCTTATTGGTATGGTCCTCACACAGATCCTGGATCCGCTTTAACTTGGTAGCCAGTACCCTGTTAGCCAAATTATGCTCCCCAGCAGTCTTGACCATCTTCTCATATTTCTTTCTACTTACAAATGGTAGTTTCACTTTTTATCCCTTAATATCTCTTTACATAATTCTGCTGGGACCATAGACCTTTCATAGTTACCCTTCAGTCCCTGTGTTCCTGTCTTGCTTCCCCTGGGTGCTGGTTCGTGATGACAATCAGGATTCCCATTCTTACATACTGGTCTTGGTGTCCAGGACTCATCGTTGGTCCATATGTCTGTAGGCTTTGCCCTATTGTCCCCATACTGGCAGTACCATACTGTATGTCTAATGGGTAGATCCTGGACCACATCCAACTTTCTTAACACACCCCTGGGATTTTCTATATACCAATACTTTGGCTTTAAATGCTCTATGATGTCCTTTGCTTTCTGTACCAATGCCATACCTATGTAGGCTTCTGCTTTTTTTGGGATATATGCACCTTTGCCACCTTTCCAATAAGTACCAATAGATGCAACTGAAAATGAGGTACAAGGTGGGGATGCCCAAATGATGTCTGGACCTTCAGGGTATTTCTTCATACTGATATTCAATATGTCATCTACCATATCAATACCCTCGTATTCCTTAATATCTGTACAAAAGGTATCACACCCCAGGTCCATTGCAACTTTTGTAAAGGACCGAGAACCAGCAAATAATTCCAGCACTTTCATTCAATACCCTTGATCTGTACTACGGTCCTGGGTTTTTCTGAATACTTCTTAATGGTCTTTAAATGACACACCTGGCTATCATCCTTGTAGAACACTCCATTCAAAGCATCTAATACCAGTTTCACATAGTTATCAATGTCTGCCCTGGATGTATGCCAGGTCGGAGCATTATCCTTTAACATATGGGAATATTTACCTGTTCTATAATGTGCCTTTGGTCGGGCGACATAGAACTCAAGTGTCATTGAGATAGGTCCATATTCGGGCGATTTGGGAGCCATATTTAGCACAGATGCTAAAAAATAGCGTTTATCCGCCTTACTTGGATCGTAGGTGTGTCCGCTTCTTAAATGTCTGTGGCGTTTAAGGGCAACTGGTGAGCCCTCTACAGTTAATTCTATCATATGGTATGTGGTTACCGTTCATAGTTATCGTCTTAAATATTCTGAAATTCTATCACAAGCAAAAGGCAGAAAGATCAGGCTAACTACCAAGATCCCTACACTTGTTGCAAAGGTCCATAGATTTAATATCCATTCATATATCATTCTTCCTCCTGTTTTTGACTGTTAATGAAATCTGTGGTATAGTCATTGAGCCTATCGTGTAATTGTTGGGTGATTTGAACTTTCTTTTTATCGCTTTCATTCCTGCTCTTCACAACAACCATAGACAATCCTTCAAGAATTATCATCATTTCAGCAGGAGTTATACTGTTGAGTTTCATTTTCCCCACTTCTCCCTTCTCACAATAAGACCTATGATTGAATAGTTACCAATATCTAAAAGGCTATCTTCAATCGACTCATTTTGTGGATTTGATTTGTATAGAGTTAAATTCAATATTCTTTGCACTTTGTCATTAATGCGATACCATAACCCCTGTAGGCTAAAATCCCTTTCTTCCTGGGTTTTTAATTGAGTTCCGACACTGATATTGCCTGGACCATAATCGAGTTGTTTTTGACAAAATAATATCTTTTGCTCTTCTTGTATCTTTTCAAATTCCGCATAAGTTTGTGGATACATTTTTTTAATTTTCTCTTTTACGCTTTTCCTTTTGCCACTCATCCCTTAACCTGTTTATAAATTCTCTAAATCTCTGTGGGGAGACCTGCCAAAGTGGTTGCCAACCTAAATACATTCTTTTCATTTGTATCACTCTCCGCACACCTAACCCTTCTGGATAATCCAGTTGGGCTCTTGAGTATGCTATTTGACAGGTTTCCCATTCCTTACTTCCTGAATAATCGTTAGCCAATGTATTGGTTTAGTATTTCTAAAGTATCGGTATCCAGATCCTTAACATTGGTTTTGATCCATTTCATATAATCTGTACCAATTTCTGCCTTACCTTTATCATCAACAGTATCGATCAATGCAACTTCTGACCATTGCATCCCTTTGTATTTTTTAAAGTTGCATACAGAATCTTTTAGGTCACCATTACCATTACTTCCACCATCCATCTGTTCCATTGCCTTATCCACTTCGTTCTGTAAGTTTTTAGATAGATCGCCATTACGCTCTGGTTGTGTTGGTGGGTTTAAACTGCCATCTTCTTTTGTAATAGTCTTACTTGTAGGCTTTTCAGCGTATTTCTTTTTTAGATCATTGACATACTTATTGTCATCAAACTTTCCAAGAAATACATCTGCATTAAATCCAAGTTTAGATAACCCTTTTGTAAGTGCATCTGTTGCTACAGCCTTAACACAATCTGGTTTGACTTGCATACTACTGTGCAAAGGAATCTCATTTCCCACTCTCTTATCCCCATCAGATCCAAAGTGATAAAATAGAATGGCTTGATAGATGACCATACCTTCGATAAAGTTGAATGTCTCATCCTTGACACCCCAACCCCATCCCATTGGTCCAAACTGTTCAGTAGCAGTCCTTACTTGGTACTGTGCATCGATAGCAGTATAGCCACCTCGCTGATTAACATATTTAGTATATTTAGGATCTGTTGTACAAACATCATTCCAAATCCTCATTTTATTGTGTTTCATTTGCTCTCCTATTATTTAAGTCTTAATGTTCTAATCGGGTTACCTTCCTTAAGATACTTCTTATACAGATCTGGATGGTCTTCCTTGAACTCTTTCTGGTTAAACGATGTCCTGGGCTTACTATTCTTCCAGGTAGCAAGGGTATCCTCACCATAGGTAAGGGACTCTGCATCTTCCATCGTTTTCTTAATGTCCAACTCCAGTTCCTTAATGGATTGGTCCATTTCTTTTTTTGTAGCCTTGAACTGCTTTAAGGTCTCTATCTTTGTAGCCAGTTCAGGGGATGCTTCCAGGCTATGCCCATTTGCCTGGGGATACAACTCTTTAATGTCACTATCCGTAGTGGCTTCTGGTGGATGCTCTGGTACAATATGGTTATACCAAAAATCCACACATTTATTTATAACCTGTTCAGCAAATTCTGGATAGTATTCATATTCTTGTGTTTCAAACTTGATACCCTCAAAACTATCTTGAACACATAACACAACAATGGCTTTATGTATACCTGTAATTGCCATTTGTATTTGGATTTGACCATAATATTGTATTGGTAATTCTGCACCCCAATTACTAACGGCACTTGCCCTGGCAGTTTTTATTTCTAATATAGCCTTACTTCTATCAGGCATATGACAAATGCCATCAACAGTAGTACCTATGAAGTCATATTTGGGATGAAACCTGGTATATCCATCATCTTCAACAACAACGCCTTTGTATTTATCACACCTTTGTTCTAACCATTTTGCACAAATAGGCTCAACATTTCTACCAAACCATAGGGTATCATTATCAAAATATTCAGCACCATTGATTTTTTCATTATAGACATCAAGAGGGCTACGATATTTATTGTACTGTCCAATGGCAACAAGTATTTCGCTGGAACCTATAAATGTAGACCTCTTCTTTAACCACTCTTTATAATTATTTGTTTTAATTGGTTCTCTCATAATATCCCATCCCTTATGATGTAAAAGAAAAAAGAGAATACAATAAATAGGACAAGCACTGCTTCTAATAATTCCATTGTTTCCTCGAACCTATTCATCCTCTAACTCCTCTCCACAATCCACACAATACCAATAGGTCGTGTACTGATGATCTTCTGGACCATACTGATCCTCGCCCTGTTCAACCTCTTTATGCTCACAAAGGGTTGCCCCACCTGGTTGTAGTTGTGGTTGCGGAGCGAGGATCGATAAGTCCTCACCAGATGGGGCGGAGCGTGTTCTTGAATCTTGTTTAAATGGGAATGGCATTACTTACCCTCTTCCATCTTCTTTTCATATCGTTCGTAACTAAAAATATTTTTATCTCTACATTTATCGATCGCTTCTTGCATTGCTCGTGTGCTTAACCTAATAAGCATCTTCACCTTCTTTGGCTTTCCTCTTCTTGATAATTTTATATTTGCAATGACTCTGATCGTTGTATCAGAATATGGTTTTCCATTTTCATCTGTATAGATACCACCATCTAATACGGCTATGTTAGATTCTTCATCCATTAAATGACCATTACGCTGACCTGGCTTTATCTCTTCAACATCAATACCAAGCGTAGTATCAGAGTAATCATCCAATTTCTTTTCAAATAGACTCATTACTTACCCCCAGACTCTGTATCAATCATATCTACAGCATTATCAACATCACCCTCATCAAACTCCTCATCATCGCACTCTGCATCTGGATCACCTATTAAGCCTGAATTGCAATAATCTTGTATCTTTTCACCTATGCTAATAAAATCTGTATCTACCTCGATACCTTTATACTCAAGTTCACTTTGAACTTCCTCGACAAATTCTGAATATGTCATTTCCTCGCTCCTGTTTTTGTTTATTAAGATGCAACCTGGAATACATTGCTCTCTATGTATCGCTCCAGGTCACTTTTCTTTACTCTGTAAA